ACGTGCTTTTAGCTTCAATAGTGGGTCTGAATCAAATTGTGAAGTGATTTTGTTCTCTTCTTTCATAAATTCTTCAGTCATTTCAGCAATCAACACTGATTTTCTTGCTTCAATTTGGTTGGTGATGTCTTGAACTTGTGCTTGTATCTGTGGATTTGTTACTGCTTGTTGTTGCATCATCTGTAATTGCATCATTTGCTCTCTAAACTCTAATTGAATTTGTTCTTGAGCCATAATTGAGATGTGTTCTAATATATTTTTTTGTATTGATGCCATAATAGCAGGATTATTTCTAACCATATTAGTTGACATGAAGTTTAAGTGAGCTGTAATGTGTGCTCTGTGGTCCTGACCAGGAAAAGCTTGGAAAGGTTTTCCACTTAAAGCATTTATATGTTCCATACTCGGATCTATCGGTGCATTTGGCGCCGGTGGAGGTAAAACTGCATCGACATCTTTAACACCAATCGCATTATACATGTTTCTATAAATTTGATACATGTTGTGTAACTGTGGATTTGATGTTGCAATTTGTAATTGAGTTTGAGCCAATGTAATTCTTTGAGACATTGAGAATATATTAGGATCCGCAACTGGTACTACATCTATTCTATCATCAAAATCAGCTTGTTTAATATTTCTTGCACCACCTACAACGTCATATGGATATTCTGGTGGTAAGTATTGTGAAACTATTTTACCTAATAATTTAAATTCTTGTTTCATTGCTGCATAACATCTTTTGTGAATTGCAGACATAACACGTGAACCACGTTCAAGAAGTGCAACTGTAGTTCCAACTGCAGCGCCTTGATTACCATCACCCACTTGCATATCAGCAATAGCCGCGAATCTTTGACCAGCTTGTACAACAACTCCTAATAAGTTTAACAATGTTGGACTTGGTTCTTTGTATGGTAATGGAAAGAAAGCATCTCTTAAATTACCACCTGGTGCATCTACATCTTTAAATTCACCTGGTTGAATTGGTGATGCTTCATCTCTAACTCTAACACCACGTTGCTTAAATCCTGCAGGTAGGTTTGATAAAGTTCCCGCATCTAATAATTGACGGAGAGCAGCCGTTGCGGTTCTGCTCAATCCGCCAATCATGTGAATTAATCCAAAGCCATAAAATCCTAGTCCTGGCAGAAATTTGAAGTGGACAAAATATTGGATCTTACTTTTCTTTAGATCATCGGGCGCATAGTTTCGTCTAATAGACAAAACTTTCCTACTACCTTCTTCGACTGTAACGAGGTAAGGTAATTTTATTCCTGTTGGTTCACCATCTGCTCCAACATCTTCAAAACCTTCTAAGTCTAAATTAACATGACACTCTAACAAAGTATAAACAGGTTCATTCTTACCTGTCTTCTTAGTTCCTTCTAGTTCACGTTCTTTTTTAGATAGTTCTCCATTAGTATCTGTACCTGGAGGACCTAACTCTACATCACTGTAGAATCCATTGACTTGTTGTTTTCTTAATTCGTTTTCTGAAATTTTCACGGTATGAATAACTGCTTCCGCATCGTCTAATGAGGTAGCTGTGTACGGAACAATTAATTCATCCGCTGGTACAAACTTTGATACCACTCTTCCAAGTGGTACATCGTAGTAAACTTTTTTAAATGTAGATCCAGCTAATGGTAAATGAAATAACATAGAATCAAATTCAGATTCATATTCTTTCATCGTGTCCATGATTAAATAATTCATATAATCTTTAACACGTTGTGCTTGCTGTTCTGTTGCAGGATTTTTAACTCCTATAACTTGTGTTCTAACTGGTCCATCACTTGGTAATAATTCTTTATAAGCTTGAGCTTGAAACTGAGTTACTGCTTCTGCAAGAACTGGGTGTGTTGCACCTGAAGCTCCTTGAAACGGTTCAGTTCTGTTTTCATATTTGAAACCTAGTAAATCTAATCCTGTTGTATAAGCGCTCTCCCATTCTTTTCTAGATGATTTGTAGTCCATATAATTTTGAACCATTTCATTTCCAATTGGACTTAAAATATCATCTGGTAAAATATCAGCTAAGTTATCAAAATGATTTTCTGTTCCAGGTACATTTATGGATCCTGGTTCAAAGTCTAATGTAACTCCACCGTCTTCTTCTGGGATAACCTCTACAGGTCCTTTTTGTGATTCTTCTTCCTCCTGAACACTAACTTCTTCTTGCATCTCTTCTTCTGAAGGAATGTCAATTTTAGTTCTAGTGTTAGGGAGTCCTTTATCTATATCTGCCATATATTACTCCTATACCTTCTTAACACGATTCATTAAATAAGACAAGCCCTGTGAATCAGGGTTCATGGATCTTGTCATTGCACCTGATCTATCACCTGCTTCTTTAGCAATACCACCACCTGCAAAACCATATAGATATCCACCTGTTGCTTCTCTCATTCCAGGTATATTAAAAGCTGGGTTAACGAGAACTCCAAGATTTTCATTTATACCGGTTTGCCTTTTTTCTTCAAATTTAGGAAACACTGAACCCATAAATTTAGGTCCTGCAGATTCTAATTTTTGTATATTTGCTTTTTTTTGTGCTTGGTCAAATAAATCTAAATCTTCTGCATATTTACCGGATGAAAAATATTCACTTAATACATCTTCTTTTTTCATACCTCCAGGTCTATCAACTGCTTCTAAACTTTGATTGAATGCAGTAAGTCTTTCTTGTGCATCTTTTAAATTTTGTTCTTCTCTCTGTCCTGCAGTGTCAGACATCATTTGATCGTCAGGAATCATAAAAGGTTCAGGTTGTCCTCTTGATTTTTGTAGAGCCTCTTGTTGTGTTCCAACATCCATGGCTAACTGTGTTCCAGTATTAATCGTGTTCATTGCATCCAAGGCTTTTTTAATACCTCCTAATTGCTGATCATTGTAACCTAGACCTTTAAATCTTTTAAACATTTCTTCTTGTGGATCTATTTGATAATCTTTACCTAACGCATAATTAAGTAGATTATCACCAAAAGCTTCTCTTAAATTTTTACCAGATGTCAACATATCATAACCAATAAAACCACCTTCCAAAGCAACGGTCGCTGCTATCGCTGCAGGTCCAAACAAATTTCTTAACGAGAGCATATTTTTTAATCCTCCCCCTGCTTGCAAAATTTTTGTAGCAAGCACTGCATCATCTCCTCCTGGTGCTGCTCCTTTTGTAACTATATTTTCTAATTTTAATCTGCCTTTTTCTGCACACTTCGTTAATCCAAAAGCACCTTCGTTATAAAAAACTCTACCACCTGCTGCTTTACCACAACCTAATCTTTCTAAATAAGATGCAACTGTTTTAACATTAAACTGATCACTTTTAGCATAACCTATTGCTCCTTTTTCAATATTAGCAAACTGTCTACTTGGATCTAAAAAACCACCACCCACAACCTTACCATCTAAATCTACAATTTTAGCTCCATAATTTTTTAATTTTGAAATTTCATCAGGGTTTAATTTTCTTGCTGGAGTTTTATTTGTACCTTTTACAATTTCTTCTAATCTTTTAACTTTATCATTAACAGCTCCAGTTAATAGTTGTAAATCTTTTGTTGCTGCAGCAGTTGATAAATCATTGGCTCCAACTCCTTTAGTGTGATGTAAAACAATTTGTCTTTCAATTAATTTTCTTGGAGCAATGTCACTAAGGTTACTAAAATATCTTTCATGACTTAATATATCGTTTAATGTGAGAACACTCTTGTCTCCCATTAATTTAGTAATACCTTTATCATCTAATATTTTTTGAAGAAGTTTACTTGGATCATCTACTTGTGCTCCTTTTGCTATTTTTAAAAATTTAGAAATTTTACTAAAATCTCCATGAGCTGTCCAAGGTGTAGCATTTTCCGGAGTATTCTTTTTTAAACCATAATAGGTTTGACCTTTTCCAGAAGGCGTATTGTCTTTAAAACCAATTATAATTCCTTTTTTATTTTTAACTGGTTGATAAGTTAAATCTTTAGGTTTGACTCCTTTTTTAATTTCATTTGTATATAACCTATTTATAGAATTCATCATCCAACCTGATGGTTTTGATGCATCTGCTGCTACTGTATATTTTTGAGGTCCATCTATTTTTCTTTTAATTCTTTCAGCCAAATTTGGATTTTCATTTATTTTAATTCCATATTTTTGATTTTCAAAATCCCATTGACTTTGTCCTTTTGGTAATTCAAAATTATTCATTATAAATTCTTGTTGAGATTTATTTAAACGATCTGCGGTATCTATTTTAAAAATAGAGTATTTCTCATCGTTTTGCATAATAGAATTTAAAACTTTTTTATATTTTGCTTTATCTCTACTGTCTTTAAAAGTTATATCTTTTGTAACTTCTTCAAAAGAAGGACTTGTGTTATTATCTTTAATAAATTCATCTAAACTTTTTCTTAAAAAATATCCTCTACTTCCTTCTTTAACAATACCTGTTTTTTTACGAGGATTATCTTCTTTAGCTTTTTTTATTACTTTTCTTGCATCTGTTATTTTATTAAAACTTCCTAAAGATTCTCCTTTATAACTTACGTCATATTTTCCCGATCTAAGTCTAATATTAGGCTCTACTGTTTTACCAAAATCACGTTCTCCACTATACCCAGGCCGTGATCCATCATTACTGGGTTGGACTAGCATACCACCATTATTGAACATGGGCCGTGATCCTTGGATCGTGGCGCTTGGACCATCGTCATCGTAGATGGCACTTAGATCTTGTATTCTTTTAAAGAGATCCATTTACTCTCCTAACATTCGAGCGATACCACCTGATGCGTAGTCATCATAGTCATAATAATCACCTTGTCTTTTTGTAACGTAGTCAGATGTTTCTCCTATATCCCCTTCGTTAATTTTTCTAACTCTGTCTTTTCTTTTTTTAGAAGCTACAAACTCTTTCATCGTAGGTTTTTTACCTGTCGCGTACTCTTTTAATTTTGAAACATCTGTTTCTAAACTACTTATGCTACTTCCAACATTCGGTTCTGGGTCGATGGTATAATCATCGGGGCCATTGGATCTTGCAGCTAAACCTTGTTCAAATGTTTCAAACTCATCTGCAGGTTTCATACCTTGTGTAGCTTCATCTGCCTGACCTCTAGTGTAAGATAAACTTACTGGTTCATCAAGCATAACATCCGGACTACTATAATCAACTCTGACAGAATCTGTATCTAAATCTCTATAAACCGTTACTTCATTATCCGC